TAGTAGCCGTTCCGCTTGCGTAAATAAGTATAGGTGTGTATCCGCTTTGTGCCATGATTAATTCCTTTTATCCATTATATCAATAACCTGTTAAAATCCACCACCAAAAATACCTGTTGTTGCAGTAATTGTTGTACCTTTTATCGTATTTGGTGTTGTTGCTCCAATTGCAGGAGGTGACGATAAATCTAATGTGCCACCAAGAGTAAGACTTCCTGTGGTTGTTACTGTACCACTTAGTGATATACCTGAAACTGTACCTGTACCACTTACGCTAGTTACTGTACCCAATGGGTTTGTAGCCCAAGAAGTGTCTATACCGTCTGTTGTTAAATATTTACCTGTATTGCCTGTCTGACTCGGTACTAATGCATTAAAGGCGGCGTTCGCTGTTATCTGTCCTGTACCACCATAAGCTATACCTATTGTGCCTAAATCTCCTGAGCCTAGTAATGTTGTACCACTGACAGTTTTAATGTTTGTACCACTTACTAAAGCTACTTGCTTATTATTAAATGTTGTCCAATCAGTCGATGTTAAATAACCATTAACTGAAGTAGTCGCAGCAGGCATTGATATAGCAGGAGTATTACCACCACTAGAGACTACAGGGCTAGTGCCTGTAACACTTGTTACAGTACCTCCACTTGATGGGCTTGTATTGGTAATCGTAAAGTTAGGATATGTACCACTAGTAGATATTCCTGTACCTGCGGTCAATACAACAGTTTGGTCAGGAGCGGTATTCGTTATTGTTAGCGTACCACTTGTCGTAATTGGACTTCCTGTAACACTAATTCCTGTACTAGCAACCGCGGCGACACTTGTAACAGTCCCTAAAGGATTGACAGCCCATGATGTATCTGTGCCATCAGTTGTTAGATACCTGCCTGAGTTTCCTGTTTGGCTCGGAGCGAGCGCATTAAACGCAAGATTAGCAGTAGTTTGACCTGTTCCGCCTGAACTAATACCTAAAGTTCCTGCAAGGGTTACTACCCCTGTGGTAGATGAACTAGGCGTTAAACCTGATAAAGATGTCTGAAATGACGTTACTCCACCTGATAAAGCAAATTGTTGCCACCCTGTAGCAATAAATCCTTCAAAAGTACCTAAACTCGTGTTATACCGTACTGCACCAAAAGAACCTGTCCGTTGACCTGTTGTTCCATTTGGAATCGTTATAGAGCCTGTACCGTAAATAATCGCATTATCTGCAATTGATATAGTTGGGGTCGATGAACCATTCCCACCAACGACAGTAATTTGACTTGCTGTACCAACAATAGTTGCTGTACCAATTGTCGAGCCACCTGCAGTTACTAAGAACCCTGTACCTGATATGCCTGCCAATACTGAAGGTAATCCTGATAATGCTAGGGTTGGGTTACCTGCTAAGCCATTCGCATTCGTTACGGTTATTCCTGAGCCTGATACAGCAATACTTCGATTGACAATCGTATTAGTTGAAGTCTTGATAATAATGCCACTTGAGGCGTTTTCTAAGCTTGCAGAGACTGCATTTAATGCTACTGATAGTTGCCCTTGAGCTCCACCATCAGTAACGCCAATCCCTAATCCGCCTGCAATCCGACGGCTATTTGGTAGAGTAGACTCTTGGTTGGTTGTTAAGAAAGTCTGTTGCTGTGTAGGACTGTTAGCAATAGCACCTACAGTTGTCTGTACTGTCTGTCCATTCTGCACAATAGGTACAAGTTCTGAACCTGTAATAGCAGTAGGGGCTTGAGGAAGTTGCGATATTCTAATGTTCATATATTTATGGAGATAATGAATCTAGGTTTCCGTTTAAATCATCTTCAGAAGTTTCAGGTGCAATTCCATATTCCCCTGCAGTAATAGGCGTTGAAGGATTCTGACTAATATTATTCACGATATTAGGGTCAGTTGTTATTGTATCTTGCTTTTCAGCAATATCCGCATCAGGTCTTGGAAAGCGCACAGAAATCTTCTCCGTTGGTCTTGCAGGTAATCGATATGGGTCACGCTCATCACTACAGCCTTGGTTACATACTCTTAATCCACGAATATTTCCGTCATCAGAAATATCAGAGTAAGCACGTTTCATCTTACAACGGTCACATATTGCAATATTTAAAACTGTATTGCCACGAGTATCTAACCACATCGACATGGTTTACCTCGTGTATGGAGAAATATTCGGAGCAAAATAAATCGGTGACTTATCTCTTTCTTCTTCTTCAGCAATTTTTAAGTATTTTTCTGCCTGTTGTTCACAGTACGCAATACGAGTTGGGTCAACCTGTGGGAGCTCCATAGCCATTTGATGTGCCAACATATTCTGTACAGCTAAATACCACCTCTGTGGTATCTCTAATGAGCCTGATAACGCTCCTACATCTTGGATATACCGTGAGCACCACGCTACAATTTGTGGTGAATAAATATTAGGTGTGGGCCAAAGAGTCATGGTTGGCTGTGGAATAGTCCGATTTAACCAATACTGCAATGGATAGTTGTTTAGAAAGTTCTTGTTCGGCAAATTCGTATAATCATCACGATTCATACGAGCCAATGGTATTTCTGTCGGATTTGAGCCAAAGATTACCTGATAAACGCCCATATTCGACCCTGACGCTTGTTTTACTCGCCAATAAGGGGCAGATGCGGATGGGTCAAGGTCGTTATAAATCCATGTTCCTGCTACCCAACTTGTCGTTGTTGGCGTTAAGACAGTCGTCCATGTACTGTTATCTTGAGAAGACTGTATAGAATAGTTTACAGTTCCTGTTATAGCAGGCAATATGCCTACTGTAGTCATGTAAATAGGACTATTAGTGCCGTTATTAATGGCAATATACCCTGTATTAGTCGTTAATTGACATATGTTGGTATATATCCCATCAAAGGCATTTGCAACAGTTCCTGAGGATGCGTTTGCACCTTGCGTATTAATTGTTACAGTACGATAATTGGCGTTTAGAACGTCATTTGTACCTACAGGCAAAGTGTATTGATATTGGTCAGGATATAACCCAATAACATTCTTTTGGATAGCCCAATAGTTAATGCCAATATTCGTTAAATTGGACAGCACATAATAAAGGCTTTGTTTAGAAGCCATTACCTGTTCAGATGTTAACTCCTCAGCAAGCTTTCCTGCACGACGAGCTCCACTATCAATTAGATTCTGAACAGTTATTACTGTTGTGCTGACTGTGCCACTTGTGCTCATTCTTATCCCTTACCAATTCGGACACTTCCATCTTTTTAATGATGCCTTTGCTCTCGGAGCATCACCCTTTGCATTCTCTACAACGCCTGCCATTCTTGCACAAAAAGAATCTTTTCTTGCTCCACCTTGTGGCTGTGGAGCTTTTAAATGACTACCTGTTTCACGGTTATACTTAGCACGACCTTTAGCAGTTAATCCTGCCCCTTCCTTTGTCGAAAGTTTTTCACCACGTCCAACAGCCAAAGAGACATTGCCACCATCTTTTTTCCGAGCTGTTTTAGCGGATTCAATAAAGTCTTGCTTAGTTGGAGCGTCTTTACTCCCAACCTTACGCATGCGCTCTCCACTACCTGCTTCAATTCTTTTACGCTTTGCATTGATATTGGCATATAGCCCTCCACTTTTAAAACTCTTTTTTTCATCTGCTTTTGCAAAATCTTTTCCTACCGATTGCGGTATACCAACCTTCTTTGCAAACTTAGGGCTGTGTGCCACAGCTTCCATCAAGTTGTGCTGAGCTCTAGATTTGCTTGGCATGGTTAACCGCAGAAAATTGTAACCGCCGCGCTTGTTGGCAATGTTACATGAATGTTTGTAGTGAAACGGATACCATTGCCAGGTATCAAGGTTGAAAATGGGTTAGTTGGTGTGGCAGAAATATTGACTCGTAAAAGTACAGTACCTGATGCTCCACCGTCACGAAACACAATTTCACCTGCAGTGCCACCTGTCAATAACTGATACCCTGCAAGGTTTGTTGCCCCTGAGTAAATTAAACCTGTCGAATCTCGATGAGCTGAAAATACATTAGTCAATGTTGACATTTAATTCTCCAAAAGTAAAAGAAGGGTAGGTTTCCCTACCCGACCTTTATTAGCACTTAGACATTTTCTTCATGGCAGTAAAACCACCACCGTCTTTACAAGACATTGCAACGTGTCCACCATCTTTGTAGCCTGCAGGAGCTTGTTTAATGCTACCTGTTTTACCAACCTTTTTAGTTGGATGGCTACCATCTTTGATGTTATTTACATAACGACTTGCAACGCTTTTAGGCACAGTGCCTCCCATTTTGTATCCTACACCTTCAACGCCACCTGATTTGGTGTTAAAAGACTTGGTTTGTTTAGCTGTAACAACCTTATCTTGTACATTGATTTTTGGCTTTAAAGCACCACCATTTTTGTAGCCTGTGCCTTCAATACTACCTGTCGTACCTCTACTGTGTGGCTTACCTTCAGAAAGCAATCCACCTACTGTAGGACGATACATTCCGCCTGATTTTAAGCCTTTATGAGCCTTAGATGCCTTCATACTTTCATGATGTTTGAGCTCTTTCTCAATCTTGCCCATTTGTTTCATTTCAGACTTGTGCATCTTAGGTGACTCTACTTCGCCACCCTTCTTACGAGCCATCATAGCAGGCGACATAGCAGGTGGCATAGCCCCACGACCACGAGGACGCATAGGCATTCCTCTTGCAGGCATACCGCCCATAGGAGCTTTCATAGGGGCTCGCATAGGCATTCTTTCGTCAGCCATCGGCATGCCACCATCAGCCATCTTTGGTTTACCACCTTTTTTCATCTTTAACTCGACTGAAGGCTCGGTTGTTTTCATCTTTGGTTCAGGTTTAAATTGTCCCATTTCACTCTCCTATTAAGCTTGGTCAGAGCCAAGTAAACCTGCACGAGTTGCGTTTGGACCAACTTGAATTGCTGTTAGACCCATACTCAACAATAAACGCTTTGAACCATCAGGCGTACCTGTAATTGCATATGTTCCACGAACATCAGGAGTCACAGGACTTGATGTGCTTGAAGGCACTAGATTCAATGCACTAGCTACATAAGAACCACCTGTAGTAACTTTTGTACCTGCCAAATAGTTAGCTTGAGTAGTTGAAATGTTTCCTGTTGTGCTTGAAGCGTTTGTCCACCAATAGGTTGTATTTAAAGCTACACCTGTTAATGAACCAACTGAGCCTGTAAACGATACGAGAGTTCCACTTGGAGGTGAATAAGCGACTGTGAATACCCCAGGAGTTGCTATGGTCAAAGCTGTTACAGCTTGGGTTGAGTAAGTAGTAGAACCACCGCCTAAACCTGCCACTACGCCTGAAGTGTTGTCAATCGTACCTGCACTGAACTTTGCTGTCATTACATAAGCAGGGTCAGTTACCTTAGCAGGCAATCCCATGACTTTAGTTGTGTCTATAGAAACAGCAGTAGCAGTAGCACCACTAAATGCAACAGAACTTATTTGGAAGAATGCTTTACGACCACTAGTTGTTGTAGATACTGCAAATCCTGTTTGAATAATTTCAGACATTGGTTGACCATAATAATCAAAACCTGAAATTGTCACCACAGAAGAAAGAACACCTAATGTGTAAGTTAAACCTGTTGGTGTACCTGCTGTTGTAACTACGGCAGCACCTGCTGTTGTTAACAAAGTAGCTGATGTGGCTGTTACTGCTGAAAGAATGTAAGTAGTTGGGTTTGTATAGCCTGTAATCGTACCTGTACCACCTAAAGTACCTGAAATAGTTAAGTATTGACCAGATACTAAACCTGCTTGTGATGTAAAGGTGATTTGACCACCAGTGCCTGCAATCACAACGCTTGTCAAAGTTGAAGCGGCGGCTGTTCCTGTTGTTACAGAAACTGCACGAGGATAATCTAATTGAACAACACTTGTACCATCATATAAAGTTACACGAGTTGTACCTGCAGTTGTTGATGCACTTGCTAAGTCAGTTCCACTATAAGTTGTAGCAGTAGTTGGGGTCTTAGCTGTCATAACCGCAGCTGTTGTTACAGTAGCAGGCACTTCATCTAAAAGATAAACACGACCCATTGGACCGAACCCTAAATCCATTGGAGATGGGTTTTGAAAATTATTGTTTACATCAGTTCCTACAAAAGATTGTGCAGAACCTAAGAATAAATCATCTGAAAATTGTGGCATTGTCTTCTCCCTGAAAATTAGACAAATTAAAAATGGGGGCTAGGAATCCCTAACC